GATTGGTGTGCTTTCTCTAGCACTTCTAATATATTAACTGATTTTGACATTTTAGTTTTCCTTTCGTCTTTCTGTTAATTATCCCTTTATATCCCATTTCATTTTAATTGTCAAATCTTTTTTTTATTTTTTTTCACACGAACTTCCTGCTGGGACTCCTGTGCCATACTAACTAATAAAAAAACAAACCGTGCTTGATGGCAATGCAATGCGCCTCACACAAATAAAGTGAGTGCCTTCAACACCAGCATCCCCAGAGGGGACGCTGCAACTAAAACTATTAAGCCCCAAAAAATTAACCAGTTCATGATGCGCAATGCACCATTTCCTGCATTCTTTCCCACTCTGTCGGCCATGAGTCTCCTGGTTCCAGCTCCAGCTTAGCACCATCCATCCAGTCCAAGAACCAGTACTCCAGGCGATGGATCTCTTTATGTTCGTTAACATATGCACGAAGCTCGTCACTGGGCCCACCCCAAGAGAACTGCCAGCGCCAATAACCTTCCAATTGATCGGTGAATGTATGGGGTTCTACGTAGTCAAAGCCCAGGCCTTCAAACTCAGGATCTTTAATATCTTCACGCCTCAGCTTCCACTGTTCTTGTATGCGCTCTGCGCATGTCTTCTGGTAATCTTTCTTTAATGCTTCAGTCATAATTTTCCTTTCTATGCGCAGGGACGGCTAGACGGCTGGCAAAGATCTATTCTAGCTTGGACAGGAATTACCTGACGGGCCTCGTCCTATGCGCAGGGACGCCAGACGCCTCTCTTATTCTAATCTGGATTGGACAGGAGCTACCTGACTGGGCTCGTCCCCTGTTACTTATATAGTCCCATCTTATTAGATAGTCAATAGCTAATGAAGATTATTTTTCCACACGAAGTTCCTGTACCAGCACGGTCTGCATCTGACTCCTGTTACTACCTTACTCGCCAAAAGCCATTGGTCTACAATGGAGAATGGAGAACTGGTGAGCTGCATCAGCTGCCAGGGAAGACTGACTCTGACAACTATGATGGCGGATCTTCGGGCTTCTCGGCCAATGGAGAATGGAGAAGGAACTGTTGTACCTGCTGCCAGGCGTCTCCTGCTCTGGGCCCAGTGTAACTGACTTTTAACTGCGGTTCGCTGTTAATGGAGAATGCGGAATGGAGAATGGAGCTCGGAAAAACACGCAGTAACCTTTGTTCGAGGTGCTGAAGCAAGATAAAACTTCGTCCACCATGCAAATAATGGTTGTAAAGCCAGTTTTGTTGAAAGGGTGATAAATTAATTTTATTACTCCGAGTTACTTTCAACTCCACAAAAACACTTACACCTTCCTGGATGCCGTAAACATCTGGTACACCTGGCATAGCCCAAGATTCCAACCTAGTCCAATGCACATCTGGGATATTTTTCTTTACCATTTGCCATAATTTTGACTCTGGTTTCATGTGGTGATTCCAGCAGGGATCGAACCTGCGACC